AGGTCATATGCGACCAGGTTAGGCATGGAGCGTCTGATCAAGGAGATCAGAACAGGGTCGAAACCTGCAACAGGACCGGTAGCGGTAGCGTCAGCAGAGAAACCTGCATTAGCACCAGAACCAGTGTTCATGGTTGGGGTTTCAGACAGCATTCCGCCATGCTCGAATGCGGATTGCTCTCTTAAAAATCTTTCTTGGTTTTCGAGCAGGACAGCGGTTACAGCTCTACGATGGGGATCTTTGATCTCGTCGCAACCCTCATGATTGAGGAGAGGTGCCCACTTTTCCTGCAACTGTTCGGATTGGAACATTTGCTTTTAAAGGGTAAGTTTACGTTTGAAATAATCTAAAATTCAATTACTTGCCAAAAGAACTCAGAGTCTTAAGGTATGCATCCATCGAACCAGAGTTAAACTCAGGTGATGAATCTACACCCTCAGAGAGAGTTTCGGTTTTGGTTGCAGTTGAAGTTTTCTCTGCGAAGTATGACTCCTTCAGCATCTCCAACTTTTCACGATATTGCTCTTCACTTTCAAACTCAACACTTTCGGAAAGTGATGCGAGTTTCTCCTTCTGGGTCGTTGCGAGCCCTTCAGAGACCTTATCGAGGATACCATCGGCAACCGACTCAGAGAGACGCTTGTTCAGTCCGATATTCTTCTCAATCTGCTCGTTGAGTTTTGCTTCCATATCATCAAGTTTTTCTACCATGCTCTCAAGTACATCATATTTGTCTTCAGGGATTGTTACATAATGTTCTTCAAAAAGACCCTTCATTCCTTCAAGGAACGATTCGGTCATCTCAGTCTTGAGACCATGCTCAACAACGAGAGCGTTCTCAGCGAACCACTCGTCAGCAACATATTCTAAGTAAGAATCAACACGCTCAGCGAGTGATTCTTTTGCTTCTGCAACTTGCTCTTCAAGTGCAGCAGCATATTTTGCCTCTAATTCTTCTTTAACTACAGCAACCTTGGCATTGATTGCTGCTTCAAAGATGGTCTTTGCCTTTTCTTTGAATTCTTCGGAGAGTTCTTCGCCACCAAGGAGAGCATTGACATCTTCATCGACATCATACTCTTCTACAGTTTCTTCGGTCTCCTCTTCTACAACCTCATCGACGATCTCTTGATCCTCTTCGATTGTATCTTCTGCGGAGAGTTCCTCTTCTTCTTTTGCCATGCCTTTTGCTGCTTCTGCGGGTTTTGCGCCTTTGGTTACAACATCCTTAACTTGCTTAAGGGTGCCACCAGGAGTCTTCAGCTTTGCTGAATCGTCATCTGGTTTGTAGTTCTCAGGAGTAGGACCCCCAAGATCTTCATAAGAACCAGCAACCGACGTATCCATAGGATCGGCTGCTTTTGCACTAGCATTAACAGCGGATTTGGATTGCTGTGTCTTTACTTCCATTTCTTGTAATTTTTTGCCACGAGACATTTGAACTCTCCGATTTACCTGTATTAAATCTATATTTATTTATAAATTAAAATATTTAATGTATCAAATTAGATACTATTTAAGAAATCATTGAACAGATTGAGTTTCTGCTCATCGAGTTTCTTCTGATCAACTAATGTATTAATCTGTTTGTATGTTTTTTCTGCATACTTCTCACGAAGGATGCCTCCGTCCCATACCCACTCTTTTCCTTCCATAATACCTTCAACAAAAGCATCAGGTGCAGAAGGATCAGCGACAATATCAGCAGCAGTTGCTAACATAAAATCATCGCCAACGATGTTTACCCCCTCACGGGTCATTTTAAGTGAACCAATACCACGAGAAGAAACGCCGAGTTTTACCCCCTCTTCTACAAGAGAAGAAGCAATCTTGCCCATAGGGGTGTTCAGAAGTTTTGCTTTACCGATAAAATTAGAACCACTCTCTTTCAAAGAGACGATTTTATGGGAAACTCTGTCGAGATTGACGGTTGGACCATCAGGGTGACCGAGTTCGCCAAGTGCTCTACCCGCTTGAATATGGTTTTCGTTGTATCTACCGACTTCCTTACGGAGAGTCTCCATAGGATACATACGACCATTACGGTTTTTAATGTTGCCTTGAAGGAAAACTCCTTCAATATACATTGATTTCTTGCCGTTCTTCTGTTCGACAAGAAACTCTACGGATTCAATTTCTTCTCTAATTAGTTTCATGTCTTTCCTTAGTTTCTTTGTACTTGTTGAAAATAAACTGCTGCTGTTCCACCTTCTGACAGAGCAGAAAGTTTGACAGACCTTCTTAAAGTTGAATCAGCACTGTGGAATGCAGTAAGAATTCCTGCAGTGTTTGCAGCAACTGTAATGGAAGTTTGGAAGTTACCATCAAAACCAGCACTAGTATTAACTGAGGTTACTTCAACATGACTAATTGCATCAGTATAATCATCTAAATTTGCTGAAGAAAGAGTAACTCTATCTCCAACACCAAATGGCATTTGAGTTCCCTCGGGGCAGGTAAGGATTGTAGTAGCACCAGTGGTGATACCAACTACTCTTTGAGATGCTTTGTTAAGGCGAATCTCTTCTGGTTCACCAGCAACTACCAAGAAACTAGTTCTGTCAGCTTTACCAGTACCAGCAATATGATTAGGTTCTGCTGCAACATTAACAAAAACATTTCCACCTTGTGCCACAACACGAACAGTATCACTCTGTACGGTGAACGCTGCAGAAGTACCAGCTACTCCAATAGCTAATCCAATAGAAGATCCTGCTCCAATAGTTCTTAGTGCCATTATTTTTTACTAATAGTTCATTTGCTAGTGTTATTTATATTATTCCTCTTCCTCTTCTTCCTCTACTTCATCATCAAGTTGATCGACAATTTCAGTATCATCTTCGATTTCATCTTCGATTTCGGTATCGTCACCGAACAAAGAGTTTGCTACAACCGGGCGGAATGCATCAACTCTTTCTGCTGTTTTTGAATACAGCATATCTTTGATCGTATCGCTGATTTGAGATGGAGACTCATCACTCACCATCATATCCATTAGTTCATCCATTGTTTGTATACTAAATGATCGTTTTTATTTATATCTCCCCACCCTTGGGAAGTTCTGGTGCCTCTGTTGCAGACCCATCAATTTCAGGTTCCATTTGGGGTTGACCTAAATCCATACCTGCGGCAGAATCAAAAGGTAACCCAGTTGTTGGGTCAATTGTTGCAGGATCTGGGATGGTGCCATCCTTGATTTCTTTTTCAATCAATTTGTCCTGCTCAAGGATTTCCATATCAGTTTGACGTAAGATATTACGTCTTACATAATCTTGTGAGAAATACTTTCCAACATAAGGTTCTGCAGTTTGGAGGAGAGCAAGTCTCTCGTTCATCAACTCAGTTTCCTTAAGTTCAGAGAAGTGGTTGTCATAGAGGAAATCATACTGAATATGCTCACTCATTCTCTCCCAATCTTCTGGGGTAATGATGTTCTTAAGAATCAATTGAGTCTTCAACATATCATTAAACATGTTGGAGAATCTCTTTCTCAAACGACCAACAAACTTGGTGAACTTAAGTTCGTCTCTCAGAATCTCAGAAGATCTACCCAAATTAAATCCACCTTCTCCGTCCATTCTGCTTGGCGGTACATTAAGGGACCTATAAAGTTTCTTTTTAAAATACTCAATGTCTGTGATTTCTCCCAGGTTTTGACCGCCAGGAAGAGTAGAAATTTCAGTTCCACGTCCTCCTTCTCTTCTAGGCAACCAGAAGTCTTCAAGCATAGCCATGTATTTTTTGTCATCACGGATCTCCCCGGTGTCAGCATTGTATACGAGTTTGTTGCGATAACGCATCATTACATCACGCAGATATTGTTCTGCCTTGACCTTTGGAAGATTACCAACATCAATGTAGAAAATTCTACGCTCAGGTGCACGAGATAATCTGTAAATTACCAGTGAATCCTCAATCATTCTAAGTTGATTGAGTGACTTAATTGCTTTGTGAAGATAGGAAAGAGTATTACCTTTGTTTCTATCTACAAGACCTGAAGTACAATAAACAACAGAATCTTTTGTCATTTTGATTCCCTTGCCTTGTCCACTCTGAGTTGGATTTGCTGTAGGGAATTGTATTTTTGGATTGTAGATGAAATACTCTTCTAACTCGGGGAAAGTATAATCCATTGGATTATCTCTCTGTAAGTTATTGAGTTGTCTAAGTTGAATTGCTTTATCGCCTGGTTTCTTTTTCTCTTGTCTAACATAACGCATTTTCATTGCGTCAATATAACGCAACTCTTGAATACCCTCTTGGGGATTCTTCAGGTCAATAATTTTATGATAGAAAATACGACCATCAACATACCAGTTACGATAAATTTCGTGTGCTTTTTTATCGAAATCTAGCAGATCAAGGATGTACTTGAATTCTTTGCGAATTTTAGTTTTGATGCCATCGCTAGCATTTAGATTTGACAGTTCAATTTCAACAGGACTGTCATTACTATCTGATACCACTGCTTCATTTACAATATCTTCGATGGCACTATCAACTTCTGGGTGAAGTGCCATCTCGCGATATCGTTTAATTAATTCAAACTCAGTTTTATATACGCCTTCTAAATCAACATAAGAACCAAAAAAACCACTACTCGCATAGTGGTCAGACCCATCCTCGTTGTTAGGAGGAATGGGTGAGACCGCACCGGGAGATAGTGGTTCAGTGTCCTCTATCGAGAACCCAAATAATTTGGACATAATTTATTACTGGTTTATCTTTCTACTATTTATCAACCGTTAGGACCGCCTGCATCGACAGCTCTAAATGTCTGTACTTGGAATTCTACCGTGAATTCTTCAATTGTATCGGTGCTATCGTAAGAAACATCGATCTGTGAGACATTGGTTGGGAAAATGTCTACAAATTCATACTCTTTTAGAACAGCATTTCTGTCACCTTGGTTGGTTACACTACCAGCACTCGCTCCTCTACCGAGTTGGAATACCTTAGCATTAACCATGTATGCAGATGGATCAGTTGCACCAAGATTGTTATCCAATCTAGCAATCAAATCTGACCACTGTTCAAATGCATTACGGAGAGCAAACGTTTCATCATTGATAACGGTTACTGTCCAAGTATCAATGGTTCTGTCTCCAGCAACCTTGAAAGTACGACCTCTGAAGGGAACATCGATGTTGGCGATGTTTTGAGCAGGAAGTGCTGCTGCCTTACAGAGAAATCTGAAACTGTCTGCGTCCCAAGCAATACCATTTGGTAAAAGCGGCATTTCTACTTCAAATAGATTGGGGCGTGCGCCACCCCCA